TATAGAAGTCCTAAACCATATCAAGGTTTTGCAAGATTCCTTGAAACTCGTACAGCAAGAGAATTAAGATTACTAGCTGGGACAACAACCCATTACAGCAAGAAAAAACTCGTACAAATTTACTTACAAAAAACTAATGCCAGCAACACCGAGGTTCAAAATTAATGATCGTGTTAATAAAAAAAGGAACACAGGAGTCTTTTTAGAAATAGATTCGACTGCTGGAACAGTTATAGAGATGAAAGAAAAATTAAATAGCAGAAAACGTCCAAGTTATTACTACAACGTGAAATGGCCTGATGGCAGGAGTTCAGAACACGCACAACACATACTCGTTCCAGCTCCATAAATGATCAATAAAATTCAAGCAGACTGTCCTAAGTGTGCCAACGCTAGGACAAGAGTTATATTGACTAAACGCACCTCTGACAAAGTTACAATTAGGCGTAGGTGGTGTCCTCTTTGTGAGCATCGTTGGTACTCAGTTCAACATCCTGAAGTTCCTGTTTCAAATCAAGAAATAAAGTGGATAGGATCTGGACGAAACGCTAAATTTGAACAGTCTGTAAAGACGACAAAACCTCCTGCACTGGGGATCTGATGCAAGAGGTTCTGTCTTTCCGAAGTGGAGCATCATCAGGACTCCAAACTCATTCTAGCTTTAATATTTTTTTAAGCAAATTCTTGCTTTTTTCAGGCTGTTTATCCATATTTCTAACAACTAATGTTTGCAATTCTGCAATCCTCGTAAGACATCCAGAAATAAAAATACTTTGTTGATGATTTTGTCTTGCGACATCTTCTGCATATCTTTTGACTCGTTCAATATCATCAGAAACTTTGATAGATCTTATTTCTTTTTCTAGATGCAACTCTTCTTCAAGGCTTGGAGGTTGAGCTAGTTCTAAGACAAACGAAAAATCAAGAGGTACGTCTGCTTCTTTCATTGTTTTTATTTATATGTAGCAATAATTCTTGCCATTTTCCGTGCCTAGCTTGTTGCCTTCTTAGTTCTTTGCAATGAGGGCAGTCACACAATTCCGTCAAAGCTGTCGAGGTCATTTGCTTTTTCCGATAAACCAGTATAGATCCCATGTTGAGGATGATCAGGTCTATGACGGCCATCAAGAATGTACCAGCGTTCCATGTTTAACACCCTTTGACGGTCTTCTTCTAGCCATTCAGACTTATACATACTCATTGAAGTTTTAACGTTCGATTAGGCCATAGCCTAGCTTCAATAAAGTCAACATCATCAATCGTTAGACTGTTGTTGTTTTGTTCGGTAGCAGATGTTAATACCCAAAGCGTAAAGCGTTTGCCTTGGTTACTGCTAAAAAATAGTTGTTTCACTGTCCACGCCAATTTCTCGGTTTGTTGGCTTCAATTCTTGCTAGGTCTTTTTCAATAGCATTTAGGCGGTGAAAAATTTCTCTAATATCACCTTGCCGTTTGCTTGACCTGTTAGACAAGACCATCAGCAACGCTGACACCATAGCACCAAGAAGAGCAGCATAGATTTCAGGCATTTACATTAGGCCAAGTTCCTTGCTGGATCTTAATCCATTGCTTTTGTGCCTCTATAAGATCAGGCTTTGATGTCTCTGGATCGTTAAGGACACTCCATATTTCAATTCTGTTATTTATAGATTCAACGGTTATGCCATGAGACTCGGCTATTACTTCCTTTTGTGCCTGAGAAAGGAATTTCATTACTTTTTAACCATTTATGACTAATGTAGTTATGTTTTCTAGTTTTTCCGCATGGCAGAAACAAAAGCTGACGAACCAAAAAAGAAAAATCCTCTCCAAAAACTAAAGGAGGGTTTTGATGATAAAGAAGAACAACTGCAAGTCTTATCTACATTTGTGAGGCTTGGCGTTGTGATTTGGAGTGGGTTTATCTTAACTTTAAACTATGTAGAATTGCCAGGTTTAGGTAAACAAGAAAGGATCGACCCGACTTTCATAGCAAGCGTTTTCACGGGAGCGTTAGCTTCATTCGGACTTGAGACTGCAAAGAAAAGAGGAGATGGAACTTACAAAGCTGATGAAGAGAAAAAGAAAGCTCAAGCTGGTTCGGGAGGCGGTGTTCCTTACACAATGATCAGAGTTGAAACACCAATCAAGCTTGTACCAGTTGAACCTAAAATCGACCCAATAACAAATAAACCTATTGATCCTGAAAGTGGGAGGTTGACATGATGAGTGAAGATCTTTCGATTGATGCAAGACAAGAAACTCGTATTGTCTGCCAAGAGATGAAAATTAAACGAGCAGAAGAAAAGATAAACGATTTAGAAGATAGGGTCAGACTTTTAGAGAAAAGGGTATTCCAAGCTGCCGCAGTTGTTAGTGCTGCTCTGGCATTATTAGGATTATTAGCACAAATCAGTAAGGCTTACTTATGAAACGCTTTCTTCCCCTACTGCTTTTACTAGCAGCTCCAGCTAGTGCTGATATAGCAATCAAGCATACTCAATCAGCAAGCTTAAAAGTTGATGGAGCAGCAGTACAGGCCATTAGAGTTCCATCTACTTACGCAGTGTCAGGCTCAAACATGAAAGTAACTACGGGAGAACACTTTGGAAAACTGACCGCACCAACGGCAACAGCAGCAGCAATCCTTGATGTAGGTGTCATGGAAGTAAACACTGTAGGCAGTGCATTTTCGTACGAAGAAAGTTACATCCAAGGTGATGCGATTCCTGCAATAGGAAGTGGTGTGGATGTCTCCGCAGGGGTAGTGGCTGACATGCCTGCTTTTGGAAATACCGTAGTGACATCTGGAGGTGTAGCTGGAAATCTTGCTGGAACGGTCACAAGTGCAGGTGTTGTTACGATCACTGCTGGAGGAGCAGGTACTACAGCTACAGGTCAAACAAGTTCAGAAATAACTGTTAAATAGTGCATAAAATATATAAGTTATTACTGCTTATATCCTTTGCAGGCACTAGCGTTTCTGCTGTTCCCGTTGTGCCAACCTTTTCAACTGGTACTCTAAACAGCAGACAAGAAACTAAGACTGTAGTCAACGAAACTATTACCTCAGTTGATTACCGTTCAGGGTATGAATACGTTGTCTCTGGGCATAATATCGAACCACTAAATACAAACACTATTTCACCTAAAGCTGTATTAAATACACCTCAAACCGTTGACAACATCACCTTTACATGGACATCAGTAGATGTAACACCAGCAAACAAACCCGACTGGGGTATAAAAACTGCTGGCAACGCTTTTTCGTTTACAGAAACCCTATCAAATCCTGGCCTTTCAAATGTAACAACAATCAACCGAACCACAACAACAGAATCTATTGTGGAATCGGTATCTGTCTTTACTCAATAACATTTAGTCAGCCAGTATTTGCAAACGCTACAACAATAGCATCGCCTTCAGCTACGTCACAGGGATCAGTAATTAACCAGGGTATTCAGGTTCAAAATGGTAGCTTTATGTTTCAAGAAGTAGGCGATGGAATCCGTTGCAGTGGAACGACTCTTACAATAAATCCCTTCATCTCCAAAGTGAATACCTGGAAAGATCCATTTGAACCTTATTACCAAGAAAATGTATATGACGATAGTACAGATGATGATGGTAATTTAATCAACCCTGGTGGAGTTTTATATACAAAACCAATTAGAACTGGTCAAGCTAAGAATAATCTTTCATTTAATTATGGCATAACAGCAACCGTGGCAGTACCACTAGATAGACGCATGACTAATAGGTGCGTGGCCGCTATGAATACACGTGTTAAATATTTAGAACAAGCCTATAAAGCTAAGAAGTTAGATTATGCTTTGGGACGTTTAAAAGTATGTGCCGAACAACTAAAACTTGGGGTAATGTACTCAAAAGATAGCCCTAGCTACGTTGTCTGCGAAGATGTAAGGCTAGTCAATCCTCCTAATACATTGCCAGATCATACTCATAGTATTGAGGTTACTTCTGAGAGTCTCTCTGATCCTTTTTCCTTTCAGCGAGGGACTTTACAGGAGGTTTCTTCCCCCGAATAGCTAACAGCTTTTTAGTGATCTTCTTAGAAAATGATTTAACTTGACCTTTGACTTGCTTTTGAAAAAACTTTGCTATTGGCTGACCAATGACCGTAACACCAATAACTGACGTAACAGCAATCACAGATGTATTTACTAAAACTGTAGGTTGTGGAGCGTAGTTACCTGCAATTTCTATAGGACTTAAACCTTCCCATACTGTTTCACATTTGTTTGTAACTGGATCTCTTTTCCAGCCTTTAATCCTTGCAAGTCCTCCTTTACCTAACGAACCAACAGGAGTTTTAGCAAGTGTGTCTAACGGTGGGCAAGGTAAAACATCTGCAATAAACTGTCCATCAATATTTGAAATATTAAAATCTTGTTGCCCTACATTGGTATCTCCCTTCTCGTCATTTTTGCTATCCTCCTCTTCCACTTCCTTTCTCTTATTCCCTTTTAACTTTGGAATAGGTGGAACTATTTCTGGCTCTTCTGCTTTTACTGGCCCAACAGCAGATAGCCCGTCCCAATCAACAGCCATGCTTTCAAGTGTTGGTACGTTGCCATCACAGACATAAAAATTTCCTCTAGGGTCTGTAGTTACTAAATTCTTATTTTTTAAAGTCCTAGCCCTTACACAACCAGGCATTTGAATAACTGGGAAACCTATATTGCTAGGTATTTGTGGATTTGATGTGCGGATTATTGTTGTATCAATAGAAGCGTCTGGTATTTCTCTAATTCCAATTTCTTCTATTTCCATACAACAAAACCCCCTAGCATGTGTGAGTCTAGGAGGCTTTGGTACTGACGCTCCAACAGAGCAGAGGCTAAGTTAATAGCTTGATAATGGGTCTGGTAAAAATATATTAGCAGTCGTTCCATTGACCAGCAAGATCACTACTTAAATTACCGACTTGTTTTCTAGCTTGACCAAAGAATATTCCTGCTAATACTGGCCCTACGATTGGAACCCCTGCCAATGCTGGTGTCACTTGAACCGATCCAGCATCAGCGATCATCATTCCATTGCTTCTACCTTGAGCTTGTTTTTCTATACATTCAATTTGCTTTTCAGTTAACTTTCCTCCTTCACCTTGAGGGTAAACAGCAAACTGAGCAACTGATTCTTTATGAATATGTTTAGTCTTTACACCACCATTAAAAGTAGGAGCTTCGCTACTTTCATAAGCCAACATTGTTTTTGGATCGTGTTGACGGCTGGCAAAACTCCATTCTTCTGCACCATCAGCACCAGTTTCACTCCTGATCTGAATCGAGCTATAAGGAGTACTGGAAAGCTTGGCTATATCAGGGATGCCTGAATCTTTACGAGCCAGCAAAGAAAGACTCATAAAGTTTGTAGCGATTAATCCACCGCCCAGGACAAGAGAAGTCAGGCCGTTAAATGACTTGAATTGAATCATTTAAAAGGAAGCACAGAGCCAGTTGATGATGGAACGCTTGGAATCTTTGGCATAGCTCCTTTAACAAGAGAAGGCAATTGTTTTTGCACTTCAGTCATTATGGATTCTGTAATCTTGCTACGCTGAAAGTAAGCAAACGTACCACCACCTACTGCTACTACAAGAGCAGCAGTATTTATATAGGTGAGGATCTTAATCATGCAGGGCAGTTCTCGCCTTCTGCTTCTACCTCTTCTGTAGCAGGTGCTTCTTCTGCTGCAATGAGTTCATTCAACTCAGCAATTGCACCAGACTTTGCCTTGATTACTTCAACAAGACCATTGATTTGCTGCTGTGCTTCGTTGTACTGAGCAATCAAAGTTTGAACTTCTTGCTGACGTAGATCTCTACGCTCTGTAAGTGATGACATAAAAAAGAGTTAAGTCAATGGAATTGTAAGCCTAGACAAGACCTTTGCCTTTGGTGATTGCCGCATCAATAGCAGAAAAGTCTTCAGAACCCCAGATAGAAGTTGTTTCATCTAGCTTTTTATAAGCCTTGATTGTTTCAAGGTGATCTACGTTCCTTTGAATCTTGGCTTTGAAATCTGCATCAGTTTCATCTGAACCTTGAGCAGTGTCGATAACAGTAACGCTATCTCCCGCAGCAGTA